CAGACTGTTGTGCAGCAAGGCTAAATCCAGAAGTTTGACTTACATAAGATTGTGCATCATTTCTTGCATTAACTGCGGTTACTGCAGAAGCAGAAGCAGAAGAAGCACTTGCAGCAGAATTAACAGCGGATGTTGCTGCATTAGTTGCGCTTGTTGAAGAAGCTGTAGCTGAAGTAGAGGCATTAGTAGCAGAATTAGCGGCATTAGTAGCACTGTTAGTAGCAGATGTTGCGCTGTTACTTGCGCTAGAGGCGCTGTTAGAAGCATTAGTAGCTTGGGTAGTAGCTGTAGATGCTGAATTACTTGCTGATGTTGCACTTGTTGCAGCATTAGCAGCTGACGTAGATGCAGATGTTGCCTGTGTAGTTGCTGTAGCAGCAGAAGTTGCGGCAGTAGTTGCGCTAGTTGCGGCAGCTGTGGCTGATGCAGATGCTGCGTTTGCTCTTGTATCAGCAGTAGTTGCACTAGCTGCAGCAGCAGTAGCGGAAGCAGCAGCAGCGGTTACTGATGAACCAATAGTGCTTACTGCAGTAGTAGCTGTTGTTGCTGAAGAGGCAGCTGAAGTAGCTGATCCAGCAGCGGCTGTAGCAGAAGCAGCTGCTTGAGTAGCATATACATATGCAGATGCTGCTTCTTGGGCAGCAATGTTTTGGTAACTAGATGAATCTGTAGAATCTACGCTCTCATATTGACCGCCGCTAGCAATCTGTACCGTAGATCCAGGTAGTTGTTCGTATGCCATGTTATCTCCTTAGATAAGTCCGTTTGTATTGAAGTTAACTTGGACATTACCGCCTAAACTTCTTCTCCATTTTTCTTCTTTATTTAATGAATCAATATTATCTTGGAATTTACCAGCATAACGCTGTTCCATTTTATCATCAAACAAATATGATCCAAGGTTTTGTAATGCACCCCAAACTAATAATCGTTCATTGCTGTCACGTAGCCAATTAGATACTTCACGACCAATATACATTTTGGTTGTTACTGTCGGGTTATATGCAGTAGCTTCTGCAAGTGTACCAAAACATTTGGTTATTCCACCACTTGTTGAGAAGTATAGGTTAGTGCCACCTGATGTAACCAATTCTAGATATGGCTGTTGTGCATCAGTAAGTCCAATCAAATAGTTAATTGGAAGTACAGTGTATAAAGCATTTAAAGCAGAAAGCCTTCTGTAATAATTAATTTCAACAATAGCACCAACGGCTAATTGTGGGTGAATAAAGATCTTACCATCTTGCCACATCCAATTATATACTGAATATTTTTCACTGTATAAATCAAAGAAGGTACGTTTATCTGTAATTTCATTAAACACTTTACTTACATTACTTGGGAATGTAGAGTATGCTGTGCCAGTATTTTCTTGAGCAATAGTTCTGATATAGTTAAATTGAGTTAAATCTTCGGGTATGCTAAAAGAAGTATAAGCATTTCCGTATGGAAGGCCCAAGCTATTTTCGCCTGAGTTATCATCCGCAGTAACAACATATCTTACTGTATATTCTAATGGGGGAATACGTAATTTACGATAACATTCATCACCAGAATATGCAAGGCAATCCTGAATAACGCTGTCCGTGATAGTGTTAATTTCTGGCTTATTAGCCCAATCTCTTACTTTAGCCACAAGAGCGTCAAACTTAGGTGTTGCCATATTTATTTCTCCTTATAAGGCTTTCACATTACTTGTCTTAAGTAATGGATAGTCTGTTTCAATAATTTGTTTTAATTTTCTGAGGCTGGCAGGATCATGCATAAATGTGTCAGCATGAATATCCAGACCATATTTAGTTAAAATATCAATAGCAACAATATCAGGAATAATAGCGAAAGACCTATATGTTCTGCCGTTACGTGCAATAGAGTCTAACTCTCTTTGTTGAGCAGCATAGTCTTTGTAAGCCTGAACGTTTTGTTCTAATTGAAAGTCTTCTTTATCGTCCTTAACAATAAAGCTGTGTTTGTTATTTTCTTGTGATAGAAAGCCCATGTGTCCTCTTGTTTGTTAATTAACTAATGCTGATACAAAAGCACCGTCAACTGTAAAGCATCCGTATGCGTATCTAGTGTTAGTACCGTTAAAAGCGGCAATACTAGTAACAACTACTAAAGCGCCAGCAGTACCGTTAGCACCATCATAATATTTTACACCTGTAATTTTTCCACGTATAACATTAGGTGCTCTGTAGTCAGAGCCAGCATCTTGTGTGTCAGCGGATACTGTAATGTTAGCAACATAATTATCAGGAATGTAGGTGTGAGTTCCGTTAACTGCGGTAATTCTTAGAAATTCCATTTATTTATTCCTTTGTAAATAAAAAGGGATAGGATATTATCCCATCCCTTTTAGGAGTCAATCAGTAATTAAGCGCCTGATAGACCGAAAATCAAACCAGCGCCTTTTGGATTACGGCACTCTAGTGTACCTTCTTCAACGATCTGGCCGATGATAGAGTCACCAAGCTGACCTAAGTCAACTTCTTGTAGAGGACGTAGTGAAGCGTAGCTGAACCACATTGGGTCATATAAGAACGCGCTGAAGTTAGCGGAGTTGTCTAGACCAGATACGCTAGTATCAGAGATACCCATAACGTAGTTAGGAACAACCATGATGTCGCCAAAGTCAGACATGTAGATTTCAACTGACTGACGTAGTTTACCGTCAGCGTCAATGTTACGGCGAACGTTACCGTCACCAGCGTTAGTAGTGCTAGAACCAGCTGACTGTGCCTTAGCAGAGAAAACACGGCGGTTAGCAGGAGATAGCATTAGCTTAGTAGCCTTACCACCGTTTTCATAGATAGCTTGCATAACAGTATCAACGTGTGATAGCTGTAAAGAAACTTTATCAGTAGAAGTAACAGTAGTGAAAGTACCGCAAACACCGCCACCAGGGTTGGTAGGAGCAGTGTACTCGCTAGGAGTAGCTAGTACGTTTAGGGCTGTAGCAGGGGTAGTGGTAGCAGCAGTGTAGTTAACCCAAGACTGGTAACCACCAAAAGTACGGGTGCCGGAACCATTGCTGGAATTCCATGAGTTGACTAAGTCAAACTCAACGTCACGGCGTAGTTCGGTACCACGCTTCTTGAGCTGGTATGCGTATTCATCGGCAACACCAGCTTGATCAACAGCACGCTTAGTACCAGTAACGGTAACAGTCTTAGAGTTGATCTGGGTGTAGTTACCTAGACGAGTACGGAAAGGCTCATTAGCCTGTGCAGAGTTCTGAGTGGAGTAAGATACGCCTTCAGCAACAGGAGCAGAGGTAGGAGCAGCTAGTTCGTCAGTTTGCCATTCGTGGAATACTGCAGTAGCTTTGGTTTTACCAATAGAGCTTAGGAAAGGAGTTTCGTCACGAGAGATCATTGAAATGAAATTCGCTAGGTCTTCTCTTTCACCAGCGTTTACGGAGTTACCAGTAGCAGCGGCGCTACGGGCTGCGGCTTTAGGACCGCCAGTTGCAAATGTTTGTGCCATTTTTATTTTTCCTTAATAGTAAGATTTTATTTATAGTTTTTTGCTTACTGAAGAAATACGTTTTAGAAAATCTAATTCGTCTTGTTTGGAACCTTGACCTGAAAGAACTTTGTTACGGGAGTTGCTAGCTTGTTCACGCTCTTTTTGTGAAGTAGGTGTCCCCTTTTTGGATGGAACCGACTTGACATTAGGAGCAGCTTTACGCTTTACTTCACCAGTTTCTTTTGCTGTTTTTAATTTACGGTAATCATTAATAAACTTAACTACTTCAGGGCTATATACGCCTTCAAGTAATTGTTCAGGGATACCTTCTTTAAGAGCAAATTCACGCACAGAAAAAGCAATCTTATCTGAATAGTCAGGAATAAGATCAACGATCTTTTCTTGATATTGTTTCATTAACACTTGTTGCTGTTCTTCTTGCTGAATCTGAATCTTTTCAATTACAGCTTTTGTTTGTTCTTCTCTTTTATTACGTGCCTTCCAATACTTTTCTTGGGTATCTTCCAACTGTTCTTTGAGTTCCCGTGCAGTGTACGTATCACCTTCTTCACGAGCTTTGTCAATATCAGTCTTTAGTTTATGGTATTGGTTTGCTAAAATTGTTTCTGCTGCAGTTAGTTCTTCATTAATAACTTGACCTAGCATTACAATTTCTTGTAACTTTTCAGTTCTTTCGATTTCAACTTGTTTCTTCAATTCACCAAGTTCACGCCCCTTTTGAGATAGATGCTTGTCAGTAGAATAGCCCTTTCGGATTTCTTCTAGGGTGACGTACTCTGTTTTACCGTCAACGGTAACAGGTACTTTATATTCCCAATCAATGTCTTCTTCGGTAGGTAAATCAGTATCTTGGGTAGACTTATCATCCTCAACTTCTTTAGTATCCTCTGAATCGCTTGATTCTTCTTCTTCATCTAGGTCTTTAGCAGATTCATCATCGTTCTCTTGGGCTTCTTCTGTCGATGACTTATCTGGATTTGGGACGTCTTCGTCTTCTTCTGGTAGAGATTCTTCGTTTAAACCTAGCAGTTTAGCTGCAGGTGAATTGCGTAGAATGTCATCAAGACTCTTTACTTCCAAATCATTACTATTGTATCCGTCATCAAAACTTGCGCTGCTCACTTCTGAGGCAGGTGTGTTGGTAGAGAGATTTGATAGATTCATATAATTATTTTACCTTTGTGTCCGTTTATTGTACAGCTAATTTCTTAGCTTCTTTTGCTTGCTTCATTTTTTCAGCGAATGAAGGAGCCTCTGGTTGTGTTAGCGAATCAAGAACCATAAGTGCTTGATGTAAGTTTGCTAAAATAGGTGCATAGCGTTGAGCCAGACCAGTACCACCAGACTCGCCTGTACGAGCGAGTTCACTAATTACTTCTTCGCGTGAACGAATAAGTACTTCTTTTGCTTTAATATATTTATCCATTATTTTCCTCTGGCCCCTCTTGGGCATTCTTGTTTTGTTGTGCAATGAACTTTACGTTATTACCGTACATTTCAATACCAACTAGTTTTTGTTTTACACTACCTAAAGCCATAGCTGTGTGGTAGAGATATTCACGTTCTTTTTGAGCATGAGGTTCTGTCTTTAACCATGTTACAAATAGATCAGAAAGAATTTCGCTGTATGCTTCACCGAAAAATTGCTCTCGTTCTCTTTGTACAAATTGTGCTCTACCTAAAGCTACTTGTGCTTCTCGAAAAGGTTCTACTTTGTAGTCACCTGTTTCATGGTTCATCTTTGGCTTAATCTTCTCTTCAAAGCCTTTACGATATTTGTCCATTATTTATTTCTTTAGAAGAACCCTCCCGCCACTTTTCAGTGTGGGAAGGCCGTGTTATTAATTACATTTGTGGTTGTTCACCAGAGGCTGCTAAACCGTTTACTTCAGGCATAGGTGCTCCACCTTGTGGGCGGGATGCATCATTCATAATGTCTGAGCTAATAGCTTGTTTTGCTATGTTTAGTAGTTCTGTGATATCAGGTTTCTTAGGTAACTCAACGCCTTCTTTAGCTGCTTTAATATAGAGATCAGCCCATTTCTGGTGTGATACATCTAAAGCAACCATAAGTTGTTTTACGTTATCCTGCATAGCATTCTTAGATTGAATATTAGTTAAATCTAAGGTAGCCTGTCTTTGAGCTAAATCAAGCATAGTAGCTTGTTCCTGTAGCTTCTTTTGCTTTTCAGTAGCTTGTATTTCTGCGTCTCTTGACTTTTGAGCTTGTTCTTTAAACTCAGGTTTAGTATAATCTACTAAATAGTCTAATGGGTCTAAGTCCATAGCCTCAAGAGATTTACAGGCAATACGAACAGCAGCTTCAGGATTAATAGCACCACCAGCACCAGCCTGTTGTAAGGCAGGAATTAGTTGTGTACCAATCTGATTCATCTTCTTCATAATGTTGCTGTTGCTGTTTTCACCAACATCTACATCAATATAAAGCATCATATTGTCAGGTAATGTACCTGGGTCTACTTGCTTAAACAAATTATTTTGGTCGTAATACTTGGTAATTTTACCACGAAGCTTTGTTCTCAGTGTCTTATAAACACCTTCTGTTAATCGTTTAAAACCTGTTTCAGCAAACCTGCGAGCCATAAACTGAATACGTACTTGTGCAGCAGACATAGCACGAGACATCTTTTCCTCAGAGTTACCTGATACATATAGCGTATCATTTAGACCTTGAGCAGCTTTGCCCATACCTGTAGCTTGTTCTTTGTGAACTTGTAGTAGCTCTAGCAAAGGTACTGTGCCTGTACTAATTGTATCAGGGGTTAAGGAAGAAACAGCGCCTTGTGGGTTTCCATTAGTAGCAATAATCTGCTTAGGCTTCATGTTTTGAAGAGCAGAAAAGTCAACTACGTTAGGATCAGCCAGCTTAGGGGAGTAGTTTGTTAAATAAACGTTTTCTACGAAACCCCGTAAAACTGCAGTGGTAGCCATAGTAGCAGGGCGAACCATATCAGCAACTGATAAACCAAAGAATTCGTGTGGTACTTCAAATGGGCATAGAGTTGCCAGTGGAATCATTTCACAATCTTCTTCAAGAAGAATAGTTGATCCAGCAATAATGAAGTGTTTTAATTCTGCAATACCATCACCGTCACGGTCTACACGCAACCAGCATTCAATAACAGTTAGTTGTCTGTTAGCTTCTGAAGGGAATAACTCTCGGGAGTTACCGCCTAGCCAATACTCTTCACCAACTAAACGCTTACGAGCAGCTTGTTCTTCAGTGTACTTAGTAGCCCAATCATAGCTACCGTCACCTATCGCATCCCAATCAATATTTTCGGCAATATCAGGGAAAAACTTTCTTACCTCTGAACGTGTCATATCAATCTGAATACCCACAAACGCTGCATCATCTAATGAGTGTGCATCACGGGTAATACGGAAACATTCAGGGTGTACGTTCTTAATTAAGATACGTGTTTTATTTACTTTTTTCTTTAGACGAACATCCTTATACACCATAGCGTATCCGGCGTTACCTTCTTCGTCTGTTCGTAATTCTTGCTCATAATTAAGATTTCCGATAATTTCAATATCAGAGTCAGCAAGGATAATGTCTAAGTTTTCTTGATCAATAGAATCATACTCTTCAAACGTATAGTCGAAGTCTTCAATAAACTCCCAACGTACAATACTATTTTTCCATAACAAAGCAGACTTAACCCATGTGTTAAGCACTTCCCAACCGGGATTTTGTTTGAAAATAGCATAGTTTACTAATTCAGAAGCTACTTTTGCTTGATGAAAATCAGTTGGGGTATTACCTGCAGGAATAAACCTGGCAAGCCTATTGTTATTAAACATTAGTTCAGCTAAGATAGCGGTGTAACCTTCTACCGCCTCTACTGTATCTGATGATACAATCTGGGATACACCCTGTGGTGTAAGGTGAAACTGTGCCATCATACCATATTCGTATGTGGCTTTTTGTCGTTCACGAGCCAAGTCAGAACTGTTTAAGAAGTCACCAACAGAGTTCATTACACCCTGTTCAATCATAGCTAAGAGTTCATTATCTCCTACGGGATCTTTATATCTATCCACAAAGCGGATAATATCTTTAGTCGCATCACTCATTGTAAACCTTTCTTGGTTTCATTCATTCAATCAAAGCCTACAATGGCTTATTTATTTATTTATTTAATCTGCAAAAGCTGTCAAAATAACGTATTCATAAACTAAGAAGTCTGTAGCTACTGCTAATTGACCTGTAAACCGCATAACAACATCTTCTGAAGTAATCTCACTTGCGTATACAGGAGCTGCAGTAGAAGCTCCGTGACCTAGCGCAGCTAGTGCAGTGCAAACTTGTCTGCGATCGGAGCTTCTATTGACAATATCTTTGCTGATATTGTTACAAACAGTATTTGTAATATTTGCACTATGGATAGTTGTACTGCCAAATGTTACTCTAGGTGTTTTAGCATTAGCATTACTTGGTGTTGTAATAAGTAGTCTTACATCAACCTGACCGGAGAGACCAAGCAAGCCACCGGGAATAGTGTTTCGTAGTAGGTTTATTTCAGTTGCCGTGGTTTGTGTGTACGCACTGTTAGAGCCTACTGCGTTAACTAATGGTAACTCTAATAATACAGGATTATACGCTGCAAAATCAATGTTACTTGGATTTGCATAAAGAGTAAATACTTGACCAACAGTAGTTGAAGTAAATCTTGTAAAGTATAAACCAGCAGCACCGCCTACAACAGCACCAGCAGGTAGGTAAATCCATGCATCACCATAAGTAGTTGTCAAAGCAGTTGCAAGTGTAATAGTACCGTCAGTAGCTACTGTCCCGTTAGAAGGAAGAATAACAGGCAAACCCGCACCCATTAAAGCTACTTCTTCTAAAGCATTACTTTGAAAAGTACTGCCTAATTTTAATTGACCCATAATTATTCCTATCTTTTTAATTGTTAATCTTCTGGACGTCCACCCGCCAGTCGCCCCGAGTTAGGACACAAGGGACAAATTTAGCCCTGCCCTCTAATAGGTAGCGTACGACCGCTTTTATTTCCTACTTTTTCCTTGGGGTCTAATTGTTTAGGAGCAGAAGGTGGTTTAATAAACCGCTTAATGTCCTGTGTTTGTTGTTTGTCGTTATAGTATGCCATTACCATTTTACCTTATCTGCCCAATATGCTGCAGACAATGGCCCTTTATTAATGTTTGATTGATGCCTTGCTTTAAAGGCTTCTCTTCGCTTACGGTATTCTTCAGACTCACCCTCTTTTTTAGGAGAGCCTTGAGTACCTTGTTCACCAAATCTAATTGTCTTGATTGTATCACCTTGTTTGGCAACTACAATATGACTCTTAGTAGGGTGATCAGGTGTCTTCTTAGGTTTATTAAAACCAGACACACCCGCCCTTTCTAATCTTGAATCTTTTTCAGCCATATATTATAACCATGTACTTTCTAGTTGTTGAAATGAACCCATACGTTGAGTGAAAGGTACATTATTAGTTGTTAATTTATCACCGTGAGTTCTGACAACTTCTAGGGCAATGGCCAAAGCAATAACAGTGTCATCATTATGCCCAACAATAGCATTAGTCTTTCCAGAATCGTCTGCCACATAGTTCATTAGTTCCCCGATAATTACTCTGGAAGGAATCCAGATATCTTCTTGTTCAATAGCATTCTTTAAGAAACCAATAATAGCTGGCTTACTGGCTGAAGTAGTTCTCCATCCGATACGTGTACCTTCTTCTTTGGATACATTAGCCATCTTAGTCTGATAGTACATATTGACATAACCCATTTGAGTTAGTCTGTTTAATGTTGCTATACCCATAGAGTTAGACTCAACAGCTAAAAGAGCATTGTTGTAGTACCGTCCTAAGTAAAACAATAGATCACCAAACTGAGAAGGATCTATTGTGTTGTTTCTGTATACAGCACATACTTCTCTTTTATTATTCATAACTACAGCAGTAGAGTAGTCTTTGCCTACCCCTAAAGATACGTCAGCACCAACAACAAAGGCATCCTCAAAAGTAGGAAACTTAAAGATCTCAATAGAACCCCTTGGTTTTTCTTCCATCATCATGGATTCAAAACTAAAGTCCATCTGTTTAAGAATAGGCTGAGGAACTAAAGCAGAGAGCTTCTCAATATTAAATACGTTAGCCCCTGAAACAATAAATGCTTCTTCAGGTGTAGCCGGATACTCTTGTTTGAATTTATCCAAACCTCCCTCAGCTATCTTTAATCGTCTCCAATAAAGTTGTTCGTTGTCTAGGTTAAACCTTGTAACTAATACTTCTTCTTCGGGTGTTCTTTCAAATACAGTACCTTTAAGAATCTCTCTCCGGTATTCCGGCATTAAAAACCATGGTACGAAGATGGCAATGTATTCGTTTTCCCCGGCAACAGCACCCTTCCATAATCTGTGGAAAGCATTACCTACACCATTAGCTGTACTCTCAAGAATTACTTCGGTACCTTTAGCCTGAGAAATACCCTGAAATAGTCCGGCAAGAATCTTTTCATCATGTGTCCAGAAGGCTACCTCAGATAAGTGTGCAATAGTAGGTGTTGTACCTCTACCCGCTTCAGGAGCACCCGCCGTGTATAACCTGTAACCTGAGTCATTATGTTCAAACATAATTTCTTTGGCGTTAGACTTCTTAAATGCAGGTCTGAACATAGGATCCATGTTTGAGATGGTATTTCTGGACATGCTGAACAGAGCGTCTGATGTAGCCGCATCATGAGCCATAACAACAGATTTGTTGTAGGCATTAAAATAGGATTTCCAGAATACCCTTGCCGTGGTATACGTACTTAAACCCATTTGTCGGGCTTTAAGAATAATAGCACGTACCCTTCCAGTCTCTCTTAACTGTTCTTCAATCTTACCGTTAACAATAGTTTGAGCCTCATTAAACTCAAAGTATTTAAATCCTTGAGAACTGTCTTTGGGTAAGATTTTAATTTGTTCTTTTGCAAATAATTCAAAGTTAGTCTGATACTGAGTTAGTTTCTGTCGTTTCTGAAGCTCTCTTAAAGCTTCTAGTTTTTGTTTGTTCGTTGTCAAGTTTGTGTCCTTAAGTTAGATTAGCTAACGCTAACCTAAAAATATCTATCCCTATTAGGAACCGACTACCTTATATTACGTATTGGAAGAGTAATATTTGTATTACATTATTGGTAAAAATATAGTTATAATATTTTCTTGGCGAGATGTGGTTGGAAAGTGTTTTTGGGGTACCCCTAGTTTGTTTTTGGGGAATGTCGGTGGGGAAATGTTTGTGGGTATCTCTTTCTTTGTGTGTAAGAAAAAGATGTTTGTTTGTTTGGGTACCCTGTTTTGGTTCGTAGCCCCCCTTCTTCTTGTGGGCTGCGTCTGCTGCGGTGGTCCCGTCCTCTTGTCGGCTCGTGCTTGGCGCGGTGCTTGTCGGCTTCCTTGTCTGCGCTGTTTGGAGTTTGTTATGTCCGCTGTTTCTTTTTCTTCTTTGTTTGTCCGTGTTCCTCTTGCTCTTCTCCTTTGTGTTCAAGGCAAAGTCCCTTTGTTTAACCGTTATGAGGGTTTGTTTTGTGGCGCAGCATGCCGTGTAGACAGCCGTGGTTCTTTTCCTTTGTGGGGTTGGGTAAATCCTTCACAGCATCACGGTGAAATCCTTACTGTCAAACAAATGTGGTTGTCTTTGTTTAAGTCTGTTTAAGATCTCTGCCTACAGGCCATTGGTCTGTGGAGAGCGATCTTGCTCGTTACTGGAGAACACTATGTTCAACGCCCTTTTGTTTGCTTTGTTTGGTGGCATCACAGTCTCTTGTTTGATGTTGATGCTGCTCTTTGGTCTGTGGCCTTTGGGATATGTAGCTGCCTTTTCAGCTATTGTCATTGGTTGCATTTACTTTATTCATGAAGAGGAACTCTGATGTACTACGTCTATTCAAAACGTTCTGGTCGTTTGTTGTTTAAGACGACTAACCCTGCTGACCTCAAACAATATCTACCTTCACTGGTAGATGTACAATACTCTCATTGAGAGCTGTGCTTGTAGGATATTCATTGAGTATCCTATGAGGACAATCCGTCCATAACCTGACATAACCAAAAGGAACTACTATGTCTAAAGCTTTCATCCCTTCTTTCAAAGTCTCTGCTAAAGTTAATGTTGCTTTCTCAACAAACAATCCAATGGGTGAAGATCGTAAGTCTTTGCCTGTGACTATTGCTGAGTTAACATTCAATGAGACAACACGGTCTATCGAAGCTACTGGCTCAGACAACCGTAAGCGTCAATGCCGTATTGATCGTCTGACAGATCAGAAAGCAGTAGAAGCTTTGACCAAGCGTCTTCAGAAAGCATACGATGCACAGACAAAAATCAGCTTTGTTGCTGCTGGTGGTAACGATCCTAACGTATGGTTCTATGCTATCGTTGATGTTGCTTAATAAAGAGTAATACCTGTAGGACATTCTCGTAGTGTCCTATGGGTAGTGCTATCCTGCATTACTAACCGTCATAACTCAAGGAGAATACTATGACAATCCGCTATATCCTGTTGAACGCTCTCAACCCAGACGACTTCTCATGCACATACAATGAGATGATTGAGGCTTTAGGGGAGTTCGGTGTACAAACACTGATATCCACAGACACTGTTGGTAACACAACTGTATATGCAGTGGCAAATAGTGTGGGAACACTCATCAGCATGACAGAACAGGTAGAACTGCCGGGTATTATACTGGAATATACTGCAGTGTATGACCAAGTAATTTAAGGAACAACCATGAAACAACCACATAAGCACGCAAAGTGTATCAAAGCACGGGCTGATGGCGCTGAGATTGAAATGTATGTTCATTTTAATAATGGATGGCGTACAGTAGACCCATCTTGGGATTTAAATAGAGAATACCGCATCAAACCACAACCAGTGGTCACTAGACGATACACCTTCTTTGACCGTATTGAAGAACATGTACAAAACAAGAGAGATCTTAATAACATGACACCCCAACATTGGTACGATGAACCGAGTGATGCGGGTAAAATGCTTGAGTGGACATTTACTGGCGGTAAACTTACTAATGTGGGGATAAAGAATGCAACTGACTAAACACCGTGATACATTTATCCTGAACATGTCCTCAGAAGACCTGATATTCTTGGTAAATACACTAGGATCTGACCCACAAACCACTGAACAACAAGAGAAAGTGACTAAGGTACTCAAAGAACTTACTAAGTTTCAGGCTTTTGCTATAAGTTATGAACAATACATGCTTGAACAGGAGGCTATTGCTGAAGGATTAACAACTTAAACATACATAATCCACAACAACATACCACAATTACATACCTAAAAGGATGTTATCGCGAGACCATCAAGAAAAGAGGTCTTTTGTGGTACGTTTTGTGTGGGTATCAAAAGTCTATCAATCAACCATCATCAATAAGAAAGTTTTATCAATGAAAAACCAACTATTCCTCGAAGCATGGCTCTCCAGTGACGCTATCCAAGTACAACTCGATAACGAATGGTACAACATCGCTCCAATAGAAAACTGCACTGATACACCATACCACTTCTCCGATGACTACACTCTGAGAATCAAACCTAAACACCACTTTGTATTCTTCCACACAGATGAACGATTTAATGTATGCACAGATGAAGAATCACTAAACAAGATAAACTTCACTGTATTCAGCTATCCAGAATTCCGACCAGAAGGTCCACATATCATGCTCGAACTAAACTCTGGTAAAGAAGTTATTGCAAGTAACCTATCTCCAGACAGGTACGTCAATAAACTCTTCACCAAAGGAATCTAATATGAAACACTTAAACATCCTCCAACAGTGGCTCTCCGGTGAAACCATCCAAGTAAAAATCCACGGTATATGGTGTACAATCGGAGAAGCTATATGCTACGAAAATGTACCTCCTTACTTTGAAGAAAGCCGAGAACTTCGTATCAAACCTAAAACATTCACCACAACCACCTATATCCAAAGAAAGGACACAAAAGACAGCTCTCCGCTACACCTTGTAGACTCCTACACAGAGCATCCCAATATTGAACTTACTTGGGAAGATAACATTCTCATCTCTGCAGAGGTACTCTAATATGAAAATCATCCTTCAAGACGACAACGAAGCATTCACTCCGATAACATTG